CGACCCATACGAGCAATCACCATCAAAGGAGATGCTGTAGCGGTAGGCAAAGCTGTTGCACCGGGCAGACGGGGAGTCAAAGGAATGGAATGCTCACCAGCAGAGGAAGTGGTGATGTTACCAAAGCTACCTTTTTTCAGCTTCATAGTAGCCAACAACTCATCAGCACCAGCGGCAGTAACTGCCTTAGTACCAGCGGCTGCTGTACGAGCTGTATCAGGATTCACATGCTTTGCAGACTGTGAGAAACCAGACAAGTAACCCAAGACATCTTGGTCATACTGATCACGCAAACGATACGCTGCACGATCAGAAGCCATCTGCATGAAGTTCACATGTGAGTGAGCTGCTTCGATGTCATCAATCTTGAAAGCGTAGTAGTTAGCTTGGTCAACAACCAAGGTGAAGTCTTCATCATTCAGATCTTGAGCAGTGATTTGTGTACCACGAGCATAGCTCTGTACAGACACTTCAGGTTCTTTAATGATTTTGACACTGTCGCCCATGTTTGCGATTTCACCAAAGTAATCATTATTGGTGATGTCTTCAACAGTAGACGCTTTACGGAATGCAAGTTGAACTTGCTTTGAATAGATTACGGGGCTAAAATTACCATTAGGTAAATTGCCGTAACCTGCAGCACTTGGAAAAGCCATTTTAATATCCTCCTAGATATGTGTTAGGCATATAATTAAATACGCTGAACATCACCACAGAGGCTGTATTTGATGGGTGTGTATAGAACAGGGATGCCTCCACTTGTCTATACAGGCCAACAAACTTCAGGTTGTTCTGACAGTTTATTGTTTGCGTGACAGATAACTCTATGGGGTAGGGTAGCTAGCATTGTTACGGCCCATAGGAGCAAGACTAGATACCTAGTCCTGCTTAAAGTTATACCAGTTGTTTCAGATTTGTCAATACTTAACGAGCACTTCCGCTAACATCGTATACAAACTTACCTGATTGTAATGCTTTAGCAATAGCTTCTTGGTTCTTTTCATACTCAAAGGTAGACATTTTACTTACCTCTGACTCATAAAAGACACCGTCTTTACTCTCACCTGTAGGTGCAGAACGACTACCACGGGTGTTTACGCTTTCAGCAGCACCCTTATCTGAGACAGTTTTCTTAGTCTTAATACCTTTATCAGCTTTGTATAAGTCGATGGCACGGGCAGCAGACACGGCATCACTCTCATTATCATACAAAGCATCTTGAATCCATTTAGGTTGTTCTTCAACCCAGCTATGGAATTCATCATCATCACGGATTCTATCAAAGTCTGGATGTAGGCGTGTCAAATCAGCTTCTGCTTTTTCCTTAGCTGTCTGATGCTCACGCTCATCTAGCTGTTTAAATCGTTCATCCAAGGCTTGAGTTTGTTCCTTAGCCTTTTTAATTGCAATGGTTTCAACAATCTTTGCAACATCAGGATAGGCTCTAGCCCACTCATTAAGTTCTTCTTCACTCTTAGGAAGCTTGATTTGCTTCTCTGTGCTGCTCTGTAGCTGTGAGCGAAGATCATCAATCTGCTTCTGTAAAGTTACTTGTTGTTGCTGAGAATGTCTACGCAGATCTCCATAACGCTTCTTAAAGCTCTTCTCTTCTGCGCTTAAGTTGCTGTCCTCACCATCCTGTGGTTCTTGAGGATTGCTCTTATCTTCAGCCAATTGTTTCAACTCAGCTTCTTCTTGCTCAATCCTATCCTTGTTAGCATTACGCTTACCAAATGGAGAGAAAGCCTGAGCTTGTTGATTCTGATTAACTACTGCTTCTGTCATAACATACCTTTAAGTTGGGGCTAACTGTAGCTGCATAGCAGGGAGATAGGTAGCCATATGGTGGGAAATTGTTGACACTCACCAGCCCACCTCTGGTTTGAGTATGCTAATTATATAGTATTATTTCTTAGAAGCAATGCCTCTTTTTTGAGCAAGTGTTGGTTTCTTTGTACGCTTTGCAACAAGGCCACCTTTAGCCCAACCGGGGGAACCACTTGTTGCAGCACCAGCAGAACCATCATTACCAGTACTGTCACCAGCAGCAGCAGAGGCAGCAGCAGCAGCATCAGCAGCGGCAGCAGCAGCATTATTGGCAGAGACAGCAGCAGCATCAGCATCAGCAGCAAGTCCTTCTGCAATAGAAGCATCATCAACACTTAAAGCAGCAGCGTTAGCTGCTAGTCCTTCAGTCGTGGCTCCTGTATTACCAATACCTGTTGCAGTTGTTTCAGCAATATTGCTAACAGGTGCATTAGGATTTGTAACTGCTGAAATGGCATTAGCAATGGCTCCAATAGCAATACCAATTGCAGAGTTACCTATGCCAGTGCCAGACACTCCAGTGCTACCTCCCACAGAAGGACCACCCCCTACACTAACACCATCACCACCACCACTAGTATCAACTGTCCCTGTAGCTGTAACAACTTCTTTCTTGTCATCAGTCTTCTTAGTCTCTGCAATAAATTGACCAGCAGAACCAGCAAACTCATATCCAGCAGGAATGGCAATGGATGGCTTATCGTTGAAGAAAGTGATATACATCACCCTACCTTCTTTATTCTTGTATGCTCTAACATCTAATGCTGGATTGGTAAGAGATGTTTTAGGAATGTTATATTTATTAAGAAGGTCTACACCGGGTTCAGCAAAACCACCAGCAGCAAACTTCTTCTCCCCCATCTGCTCACCTTCAACTTCTTTCATGATGTCATCAATCTCAGAATTAAAGCCTTCTTCATCTTCATGTAGAGCTTCTGGATTTTCTACCTCTTGAGCATTACCCATCTGACCAATCTCTGCCATGCGAGACAAGCCCTGCTTAGCTTCATCACGAAGCTTCATCAATCTTTCAAGACCAATGTAACGAACAACATCAGCAGGAATGACAAACTCACCTTCACTTATTTTTACATCAATGTCATCTCTCACTTCATTCTGCAAAGAACCGGGAGGTACATCATTGCCTGACACAGGATCTACTGTGCCTCCCTGATCATTCATACCACCCTCAGCAAACAGTCTATCCATATTATTTGTGTACATTAACTTCATCCTTAAGATAACTTAGTCTGCGTAAAGCAGCAATGGCTCCTTGAGCCTTTCCAATTTCACGGGCATCAGAAGCTTGTTCTAAGTTTTTATGCTGCTGAGCAATCTCAGCATCAATCAAATCTAGAAACGCATCCCATGTCACATGCGTGTTTACAAAGCCTTTAAGCTTGGGGAGGTACGGCTTGGACATTACCAGCAAATCCTTGTTCACCCGGCACTGGTGCAGCACCAATACCAATATTTCCACCACCACCACCAGTCATATCAGCCACTGGAGGAGGACCACCTTCTGGACCAGCAACAGGAGGAGCACCCTCTGCAGGAGCTGTAGCTTGTTGCATCAGCAAAGCTTGACGCATAGCTTCATCCATGTTGTTAGTCACCTTGTCTGGATCTAAGTCCATGCTCTTAGCAATCTCACGAATGATGTAAGGAAACTTAGCAAACGGCATCAATGCAGGAGAACTTGCAATCTGCAAGAACTGCATCAATCGTTGACTCCTCACCTCATTAGCCATCAAGCTCTCTGTACCTCTGGCTGTAACTTCTAAGTCACCTTTAATGCTTTGATCGAAATCAAACTGCATGTTGAAGCTAAAGAAAGCCTTACCCAAAGGAGCTAACAAATAATCATCCACATTCTTGATGATGGTTTTAACACTGCCTGATGCAGCATTCATCAACATAGAAATGCCAGAGGCTGTCCTACCCACACCACTCACACCTGTTTGTCCATGTGCAAACGATGGCATGCCTGTTGATTCATCAGCAAGCTGTCGTGCTTTGTCAAACAGTTGTAGGTTCTCAGCAGCCACGTTAGGAAACTTAGTTCCAAACAAGCTTTGACCGGGAGCACCACCCTGTCGCCTAAACACTTTACCGGGATAGACAGTCATGTCCTGTCCGGGAACGAGGTTGGTTTCATCAACCTCAAACACAAGGTTGCCAGACAACACTGCATTATCTACAGCCATACGCATAAAACCATTCATGAGGGTCTGGGTGTCGTCCATGTTTTCGGCAACACCAATACCAAATAGAGAGTAGGGGTTTAATTCGCAAGGAGCAGCGTAATACGGAATGTTGGCTGGCTTAAACGGATTCAATACTAAACGAATCACTTTGTTGTTACAGAACCATACATTGGCTTGTAACTCCTTAGCTTCCAACAAAGCATTAGGAATATCAATGTCGTTTTCTTTGAGCATGTCAATATCAACATTGCCCCAATATTCCAACACTTCAAATCTATCTACTCCCAAGTTGGGAGCATAGTCTCTCAAGTCATCTTCCCAATACTTCTTAGTATAGGTGGCTCCCATGTCAATAACATCTTCAATGACATTGGCTCTAAACAAAGGACGATTCTTCAAAGCCCTTAGTTGTGTAGCACTTAGCTTGTGACGCTCAATAATGTATTGAGCTTCTTCCATGTTAGTAGCATCAGGATCGGGATAGAAGTTCCAGATGGACACATGTGATGTCTCTGGTACTGTCTTCATCTCAGGTTTGTATGTACCCTCTTCATCCCAGCTAGGATATTCTTTAGTCTTAGCAAATGGACCCTTCATGATGCCTGTACCAAACAGAGCCATCTCAAAGGCAGTGGAACGCAGGTGCTTATTAGCACCACTCTCATCCAACTGGTCATGTATCTTCTTCTCCATCTTCTTAGCTGCAACCATTGCAGGATGGAACGTAATGGAAGAGGGTGTTACACCCGGACCTTCCTTAAGATTTTCTTGAGAGCCTAGCTGACCCTTCAAAGGACCAAGCCTGTCCATCAAAGAAGAAAGTGTAGCACCCGGTGCTAGGTCTTTACCATCACCTTTGTAACCAAATGGAGAAACTATCTCTGCTTCTGCACCTTCTGGTGCTTTAGGATCTATATGTACTGTATCTACTACACCATCTGGTAGCACAGTGGGGTCAACACTCAGAGGAAACTTGTTATTAGCAAATAACACATCAGTGATTTGACCATATGCTGCAAGCACCTTGGTCTTTGTCACCTTAATAAATACACGGCTCTTCTCTGTCTCTGTAAATTTAACATCTGGTCCATAAATACCACGATAGTTTCTATAAGCCTTGAGCCAACGCTGTTCGTCCTGTCTACGACTCTCTTCAGACTTTGTATATCTGTCATTTAGAAAGACTAAAAGACTATCACCAGTGAATGATGTAGTCTCATTCTTTTTTTTGTCTTCTAAACCAATGGACTTGTCATCCATGAAATTGTTTGTCGCCATAAATACCCTTTAATACCCAAATGTGGGGTCTGCCATCTTCATCCCAGAGCCAGCAGAATTTAATGGATTGTAATCGAACAAACTACTTCTAGGTCTGCTCATCACACCATAACGAATAGCATCATATAAGTGATCTTCAGCCTTAGTATCAATGTCCTCTGGGTTTCTTTTGTCCAAAGGTATGACAGGTAGCTGAGCAATCGTGTTCACACAGTTGCTTGTTATAACCAGTCTTGGCTTTTCTGTAAAGGGGTCTAGCTGAAAGCGTCTATGCAGCTCATTTTTACCAGACACCCTACTTCCAGCACTTCTATCAGATGGCCTCCACCTACAACCCTCTGCAATCATCTGTTCTGCCAGTGATGGACCTGTATCACCACGCTTATGCCAGCAACTACTGTCCAATACACCATATCTCATAGGTCCATCGTTCTCTTCAGCCCTCATCACCATGTGAGCGAGGTCTTTGGCAAGCACCTTGCTAACATATAGTTCACGATAGACCACCAATTGTTCACTTGGAGACACAGCAAACCACACCACAGCACTAAAACTTCCGTATCCATAGTCACAAGCCCTAAATTTAGTCCAATTACTTGGTATGTGGAACGGTTCCACTACATGTATCTGTCTATTAAACTCAGGGAATGCTGCACCTTCAGCAATATCCCAATTACCTTCTAACAATTGCTTGCGTTGATGCTCAGGAAGGGACAACAACATGGTTTCGTAGTCACCTGTCTGCATCAAATAGGGGTTATCCGTTAACATAGCAGGGATAAACCTACGCTTAAACAGTGGTTGCCCCTCTTTACTGTGTCCTTTTGGATAAACTAGGGTGGTTCCACTCTCAATATCAGTGGCATCAAACGCTTTTCCTGCTGGAGAAGGGTCAATAAACATCTTCTTCACCCAAGCATGACCCGGACCACCCGGATTTGTCGTAGCTCTCATGAAAATTGGTAGGTCTGACGCTGCTGTACGCAGTCGAGAACGCATATAGTTCCACGGAAATGGCGTATGCCACTGCGTCAACTCATCAAAACCAATCCAGCTAAACGCCAAACCCTGATATCTCAATACGTCTTCATCTCTATCAAGGTAAGACATCCACAGTCTTGCCCCTGATGGAGCTTCCCATTGCATCTTGCGTTCACTCCACTTGATGCCGGGGTAAATCTTTGGATAAAGCTCTTGACTCTTCCAAATAAGTTCTCGAAGTTCCTCTGTTGTATGACGAAGAAGCAGTCCAGAAAACTGTGGATGTACCATATACCTCAGTGGATCAGCCAACATAGCGTAGCTTTTACCACCACCAGCAGCTCCACCATATAACACCTCCCTCTCTGAGGAAGCTAAGAAAAATGTTTGAGGCCCAGCATTGGGCTTAAACAATACTTCCCTATCATCAGGTGTCGCTAGAGGAGTCTCTGGCGAGTTTACTATCGATATATTCGGTGAGCTTGCTGTACTGTTCTGACTCGAAGTATCCTGTTTGGTCTTCCCTGCCGAGCCTCTTGGATTTTTCTTCGTACCTTTCCGCTTGCTCAAGGGCTTTTTTGAGCCTTGTGGCAAGGTTGCGGTAAGTAGCGGATTTTCGTCCATGAGTTCTTTCAGTCTTTATTCTCTTTAACAATCCCACATGGCTTATTGTTCTACCTGTTGTGGTGGTAAGCCAAGCTGCTACCTGCCTAGAGCTATATTGTTTTAAATGTTTCTTAGCTAGTTCTAACGCTTCAAGCTCTGTAGGTATTGGCTGCAGAAGGTTAGGATCTTCTTCATCTTGTCTGTAACCAAATGGTATAGTTTTTCTAATTTTTGGAATAGGTACATATGTTTCCTTTGCTTTGGGCTGTGGCAATATCCAAGCCCCTAAGTCTCTATCACTCACCGCTGTCTTTGGCTGGCAAAATCATGATGCCGTTAGGTGCTGTCACCTGAACTTTCTCTGTCTTCACCAAACCAGCCCTGTCTAACAAATCTTTAGCAGCGTTAAGCTTTTCTTTCAAGCCTAGCTCTGTAGGGTCAGCAATGCCGCTGACAACAGCCATAGCTGCTCTAGGAGCATTCATAGCGATGTAAAGCTGTGTAGCCTCAATCACTTCTTCCTTAAGAACTTCCATGAGTACCTTGGTATTGTAGCCTTCGCTATAGCCAGCAAGCTGCCTTGCCTTGGAAGGATTGCCTCCAGCCTCAGCAAATAACACCTCAATGAACTTCTTCTGTTGTTCGCTTAGTTCTCTTTTAGCCATGATTAAAATAGTCCTTGTTCATAATATTCTTCAACAGTGATGGTGGCATCCATAGTTGAACCAGCCTCTGGTGTGACAATGACAGTGTCACCGGGATTAAGAACAAGATAGCTACCATCAAGTTTGAGGTAGGCATTAGCTGCCAAGCTATATCCACCAACAATATGATAGGTTCCACTAGCACTAATATCATTCCATTGAACCTGAACAGTCTTGTTATTACCTGCATGATTGGCAATAAATAACAACACCATCTTAGCTACAAAATTCTCAGGACAAGTGTAGATAGTGTTAGCAGATCCCGCTGTTAACACTTTCCCTAAACTTCTAACCTTAGGCTCTTTGTTCATTTCTTCTTCGGCTTCACTTTAGCTTCAGACAAGGCAATGGCAATGGCTTGCTTGGGGTTTGTAACAACCTTGCCACCTTTACCACTGTGCAAGCCTTTGTCCTTAAACTCACCCATCACCTTAGCCACTTTAGCTGTTTGCTTTTTAGTAGCCATTATTTCTTCTTAGCTTTCATTGGTGCTTTAACAGCACCACCCTTAGCCATCTTGCCTTTTCCGTCAGCAGCAAAAGCTGGTACTTTCATTCCACCCTTTTCAACCATAGGCATACCACCAGCAGCATAGCCCTTCTTAGCCATACCTCCAGCAGCATATCCTTTTTTAGTCATACCACCAGCAGCCATCATTTTTGCTTTCATCATTTCACACTCTCCATGTATAGGTTATTAAAAGTAACATTAGCATCCATGTACGAATCATCTTGTTCCGCACAATGCGCCCACTGACTGGGACGGAAGTCGGGTGCTCCTTCTCCAGTGTTCCAATACGCTGGACTGGTAACTCTAACTCTATTGTTAGGTAGAGCTACTATATTACCTGTCCATTCCCCTGCGTCCGTCAACATCAACACATGACTTTGTTTATGCTGTGAAGGATCTTCTGACACCTCACTCTCGGCATAATCAACTGTAAATAAATACCGCCCTGTGTGAAACTCATTATTAATCTTGCATAGCCAAGGAGAAGGCTGTGCTCTATCAATACGAATAATACTGTGGTTGTAACTACTACAATCCCAAGGTTGTGCTAAGTGAGTCTTCATACGCTCAGGCCACACTTCCAAAGGGATGTCTCCAACTAAAGCTGTAATGGGCATCCTCGCCCACATAGCACCACCATGTACATTAGGTTGACTACCATCATCCGCTTCACAACCAGTGAAGATAACTTGAAAGCTCAAGCTCCTATCTGGAATGGTGGTGACAGCCACTGCTAATGCATGTATGTATTCCCCATGATAGTTTTGATGTCCATTTGTAAACTCTTTTCTAACCCAACATTTAAAATATGGGATGTTACTTGTCAGATACATTGAACAATCTTTCTATTTACTTCTTCTTTTTAGGGGCTGCTTTAACAGGCGGTTTCTTCATGGGGGCTTTGGCTGGCTTACCAACACCAATCATGATGGCAAGCATAGGCTTCTTAGAAGCAACACCACCTTTAGCAAGCTTCTTCTCAGGAACCTTAGTGGCTTCAAAGGCTTTACGCTCTAGCTCATTGGCTCTGTCCAAGTAGGTGTTACGCACCTCTTGAGGGACAGAAGTGTCCTTAGCCTTCTCACGGTACATCTTAACTTTTTCTGCATCGGTAGCCATAGTTTCTCCTTTTAGTTACCACTTAACCTTGTCTGCCCAATATGCAGCAGACATCTTACCCTTGTTAATATTCTCAGCATGACGAGCTTTGAAGCTCTTCTGCCTAGCCTTGTCCTTAGGAGTGTCTGGACTAGAGCCAGCACCACTAACACCCTGTTGTCCAAACCTAATGAGCTTCACTGTGTCACCATCTTTAGCTAACACAGCATGACTCTTCGTAGGATGCTTAGGTGTAGCCTTAGGCTTATTGTATCCGCTAAACTCTTCACTACCTTTTTTAATCATCTGAACCCCTTCACCTTCTTAGCAATTTCTTTAGGTTGTTTAACAAACTGCTTACCAGCCTTTGTACCCTCACGCTTAGCTTTAGTGGTGGCTGCATACTCAGCAGAGCTTAAAGACTTAATGGCAGCTTCAGGTAGATAACGCTCTCCTGTTTTAGCAGAAGGCTTACCAGACTTTGTTGTCCACTTCTGGTCTGTCCAATCTTTTAAAGACTTCTGAGAAGGCTTCATTTGTAACCACCACCAGCAGCTTTGTATTTCTTAGCAACAAGCTGAGCTTTCCTAGCAGACCATTCTCCCGGATCACCACCAGCAGAACCAGCCTTCACCCTAGCTACCAACGCCTTACGCATTGTAGGCTTGGTGTAATTACCAGCAGCATTAACTGTACTTTTCTTTGTAGCCATATTCTTTCTTCCTTGGTAAGTGTCTGTGTTCTTTCCATCCCTCAGCTCTCATAGCATCTTCAACTCTGTCTAAGGGAAATACATATCCTGTATTCTTTTCCATAGCTGCTCTGACGTAATAGACATCACTGTGGAATAGGTGCATCTTATCTACATAGCCTCTGTGTAACGCTAGTGAAGCTTGTGTAGCCACACTGTAGGGGTATGTGTTTGTTAGTCCTCTATCTTCTAGCTGTTGTCGGGTGTAGTAGTTCATAATGCTTCATGCTAACACACATAGCCTAGCTAAGGTGGTATGGTAGCATTTATTGCTACTCATAACAACCTATCCCAATGTATGTCTATAGTGTCTATGAAGGTAACGGTAGAGATCTTGTGAAGAAACTACTACCATTACCTGTAGGGAACGGTACATATCACATAGTGAAATACATACCACCTACCACTAATATCTAGAACATACACCTAGAAAGCCCATAAGGGATGTGTTCATCTATGGCTGTTGTTAGCCCACCCTTTTAGCAACAGCTTTTAACAAGTACCCACATCAAGTCTAGTCTGGTCAGTGTAAGGTGTACCACTGCCAGTGTCCAAAGCAGAACAACAGAGTGGCCCCTCTATTGTTCTCTCTGAGTCTTTTCTCTTCAGCAGCCGATTGCAAGCTCATTTCTTTACCTGTAGCCGGAAGGTAGCTCATACTTTGTTTC